AGACTTGTCAACAAGGAAGAGACTACAGAGGAAACCTAAAGGTTGCCTCTGATAACTTTCTAACTTCTAGTCGTGAAATTGACGTAAGTTGGCTTCCTGCTGCGGCCGAGAAGTACCAGATTTCTGGTAACATCAACGACTACATCATCAATGAGATTCCTATTGTAACAGTAGGTGTTCCTAACAGGAACCTAGATGAGTTCCCTTATGAAGAGGTAACCTCGTTCAACGAAGAGATTGGTCGGATGGTTTACCAGACCTTCATTGGTAAGCCAACTCACATCGATCACGATAATAGGGACCCACGTAAGGCAAAGGGAGTCCACTTTGATGCACAGTTACAGAAGGTAGGCAACGTCTGGAAGATTGTCGTTCTTGCTGGATGGGACAAGACAAAAGACCCTGAACTAGCTCGTGCAATTCTAAACAGAACACGTACTGGGTTTTCCATGGGTGCCCTCGTTGGATACACTCAGTGTTCCTACCCTGGATGTGACGCAACTAGTCCGAACGGAAAGATTGCATGCCGTCACCAGGACTACGGACGTGGGAAGGGTCGTGTATTAGAGTCGCATCTAGTATATGAAAGATGTTACCGCATAAATTATATTGAAACCAGCTCAGTAGCAGATCCAGCAGACCATACTGCCCACGATAGGTGGGTAAAGCCCTGGAATACTTGATATTTTAATCATTATTACCTATATGTTTGATACTTTAGCGCTTTTGATGTAGGATTTTTAGTCTACAAAAGTAGTTGACAGCTTATCATAGCGTGTTAAGTATCAAGCTATGATAAGTAAAATTCAGAAAGCCCAAGCTAGGGTAGATAAAGCTGTACCTGACAGGTACCAGGTTGTTGCTCTCGAAGGCGAAGGAAAGCAAAAGAAAGCTACCGTTTTAGATAAAGAAAGGGAAGTACAGTTTACTTATGACTTAGATTCCCTAGTCAAAAGACTCAGGAAAGATCCTTCCCTAATCTTTGGTAAGACCGACGAAGAAGACATAGAGGAAGTACAGCAGCGTATAAATTCTATTGTTAGCTGGTACAAAGTAGTAAGAGTACTTCGTGAAGAAAAGTACCCAAGAGTTCATCTAACTGACCTTAGATGCGGAACCACATTTAGTTACATCCTAAATCAATTTGTATCAAATCTTAAGAAGAACCCAGATAGAGTATTCTTTTCTGCTAAAAGAGGAAATGTACTTTCAGTAAGAAACAACAAAGACCCTTTGCTTTTTCAGGCACAAGAGAGACTGAAGGAGGCAGGAGGTAAAAATCTTAAAGTTATATCCTACGATACAGAGACTGATAAGGCAACTATTCTAGACGAGGAAACAGAAGCGATAGATTCTTTTTCCTTTAAACACCTTTTATCAAATCTTAGAAGAGGAACCTCTTCAGGTAGGATAGAGAGCCCCCTATCAAAAGCCAGGATAATTGAAACCCTTACGCCTGGCCGTTTTACTATAATAGAAGCATTTTCAGATCGTCTATCAGGTAAAACAATCGTTGTTATTCGAGACAAAGAAACAGGAGTCCGGTATAGAAACCTACTTTCCTATATTAAGTCTGCTCTAGAGAAAGATCCCTCTTACGTATTTGGGAGAACTCAGGATGAGATTAACGATATCAGGAAAAGCACGAACTTGGAGCGACACGGAGTCGAGTTTCCTCTTCAGTCGGATGAGATAAAGGAAAAAATGAAGAGGACGCTCCAAGAAAAGTATGGAGTGGATAACTACTCTCAGACAGATGATTACGTGGAGTCGTTCAGAAGAACGAGCCTAGATCGCTATGGTGTTGAACACCCTATGAAATCAGAAGAAATTAGAAAACGGGCGATATCTAATTCATTAGAAAAGTACGACGGGATACACCATACTCAACACCCAGATGTCGTGTCTAAGATCCGATCCACGAACCAAGAAAGGTATGGTGTAGACACTCCTCTGGAATCAAAGGAGATACAAGAAAAAGCGCTTAAGTCCCTTGAGAAGAACTGGGGAGTGACCAATCCCCAGTTGCACCCTGACATTAGGGAAAGGACGTTCCAGACCAACGTAGAGAACGGTCGATTCACTTTATACGAGGGAAAAACAGTCCCTCAGATTGCAGATGAAATTGGATCTGGGATAGGATATGTACGTAGGCTCATATCTCGATTAGGGTATGAAGGGGCCAAACCTCTTTTCGATCAATATGAGCCAGGAGGTTCAACCCTTACACGATATACAGTATCTTTGTTCGGGGACAGGGACAATCTAATTGTAGACCGTAAACTAGAGGGCACTTCCTTTCGTCCAGATCTCTGCTTCCCTGAAGCTAAGGTCATCGTAGAAGCAGACGGACTATACTGGCACAGTGAGGGATCTAAGACTGAATCGTGGAATCCTAACTCCACGTACCATAAGAGAAAGCTCAAAGCCTATGAAGATGAGGGATATCGTGCTCTCTTCTTCCGTAGCGATGAGATTTATGAGAAGCCCGAAATCGTCAGAAGTATCACACTGAATGCTCTTGGAGAAAACGAACGTAGAGTCTTTGCGCGCAAGTGCTCCATCCAAGAAATCAGCCCTGACTTCTTTGACAGAGTACATCTTATGGGCAAAGGATCGGGCAGATGTTACGGACTCGTTCTTGATGGTGAAGTTCAGGCCGGTATCCAGGTTAGGTGGGTCAAAAAGAAGGCAAAACTACTTGATGTAAGTAGATTTGCTACCGCACCTTCTACATCAGTTGTAGGAGGATGGTCTAGGCTCATCAAGCACGTCTCTAAAGTAGAGAAGCCGCACACTATTCAAACCTTCATCGACCGTAGGTACGGGACGGGAGCGCATCTATCTTCACAGGGGTGGGTAAAGAGGACAGAAGAACCTAGCTTCCGTTGGACCGATGGTATTATGTCCCTCCACCGCATGAAATTTCCTGGTAATACAGGGTATGAGAACGGGTTCTTTAAGATATGGGACTGTGGTCAGGCTAAATGGACGTTATCTTTACCCAGTGGACACCTCGACTCGAATTAGGCTACTGGTCCTTGCTCAACAGGACTTGTCTAAGGTAAAGAAGAATGACTGGATCACTGTGTATCACGGTACACCTTTATTCAGACTACCGCAGCTTATCAATGGATTTGATGCTACTGCTTCGTGGAAACGAGACTATAGAGCAGGGAAACACCCAGGTCTTTTCGTTACTACGGACATGAATACTGCGAAGAGCTTCGGTGGTGGTGCTGTTATCGAGATCAAGGTTAGGGCCAAGAACCTTCATGGCACTGATTACAGCGGAGACATAGGTAGGGATCAGGAGAAAGAGGGTAAAGACCACGATTGGATCCGTAGAAAACACCCCGAAAGCTTCAGACCGTACCTAACCTATACCATGAATCAGGAACATGAGCCCCAGGCCCTGCTCAGGGGAATAGTTAAGCCTAGTCAAATTACTCGTGTATGGATAAAGAGGCATAAAACTAAGGAGTGGGAACAATTTACACGAGAACAGTTCCTTAAGAGACAGGAAGTATTCAACAAGCAGTACTCCAAAGAAGAAAAATTCCAGGATGCTGGAATAGATCTTTCTAGTCCTAAACTTAATCTCCGAGATTTTGTATCCGCCTACAGAAAGTTTCATGGTTCCCCAGGAAACGAGGACAGGACTATTGAAAAGCTTGTATTCTTTGGAAAGAAAGATCCTTCTCGTGTTCGAGAAATACTATCCCAGATGAAATTTGGAGGATCTAGTCTTGGTGAGCGCGCAGTAGAGAACCTTCTACGCCAAGTTATGACACTTGTACGGTCTTCATAGGATGTATCCTGATACCGTTTCCATACTAAGACAGTATGTCAGAAACCCCAGGTACTTCTTTAACCCACGTAAAAGTGGGAGACAAGCTAATTGTAACCGCTTCCAAGCACTGGCAGCCTCCCTATAAAGTAGTCATTGTCTCCAAAGTCGGAAGAAACTGGCTTTACGTAAAAAACTATAGGGAGGGAATGGTTGTTTCAGAATTCTCTAAGGGAGACAGAGGATTTTCTAGGAAAGATGGACGACCTAAGGTTATTAATACGGGCAAAGCTCATACGATTGAGAAATACGAGTACGATCAGAAGTACGCAAGCCTTCTGAAAAAGGCCCGAGGAATCCTATCATCACCTAACCCGAAGGTAAGTCTTGAAGACCTGAAGTCTTTTGTTTCTTCCGTTGAAGAAACTTCTTAAGTTTGTAAAAAAACTATAAGTTTAGTCACTTAGATAAAAAACCTATTAGTGTTGTTATCTAAGTGCTGCACGTAGTGCATCGCTTTAGTCTTAGTAGTAACTTTATTGTTCCTACACCCCAAGAGCGAGTCTATTTCCTTATGGTTTTCCCTTCAAATCACACAGAACTACGAAAGCGTCTCCTATTTATTGCAGAGGCTGTTACTGTAGGACCTTCGATTGTTCGAAGGATCAAGATGAAGTTGGAAGACGAGGGAGAGGAGTCCTTGTCTCGACGAGAGAAGGCTATCCTAAATAGGGCCCGTAAGGTTCATGATAGACTCACGAGTGGTAACATCGACCCTACATCGGAGACGATGCCTGCCCCCGATAAAAAGAAAAACTACGAGCACTTCAGGGAAGCGCTTGAAGAAGCAGGCATTGAAGTAGATCGTATGTCAGTTCCTGACATGATTGATCTTGTCAAAAAGAGTGTAGAAAAAGATCCTCTGACATCATCTGACCCCGTACGTAAGACGATGGGGTCCATTAGCAAGTTCAGGAAACTACTTCTTGTTCAGAAGATGGGTCTTCCTGCTGCTATTAAGGACCTATCCGAAGCAAATGACGAGAACATGAGGAATACAGCTTCAAAACTGAAGCCTCTTGTCTCAAGTATCTTAGGTCCTGTAAGCTTACTTACAGACCAACTCCAGGATATTTTTGATATGCTGGACGGCATTGATGGTAGAGACACTAAGGTTATCCGTAAAGCGTACTCCATGCTAAAAGAGGTAGAGTCTACCTACCGCAACTATGGATCTGACATAAACGAGCAGCTTGCACCCATTAAAAACAAGCATGAGAGAGCAGCACAGGAGATTACTAAGGTACTTCGTGTTCGCTACAAAGATGCTATGCAGGAAATGAGGGAAAAGGGAGCTTCCCCCGAGCAGGCAGCAGAAGGCGCAATGAGCCTTCCTGTTATTCGTAAGTTGAAGTCACAGGCAGAGACAATGAAGGCTCTGGCGTCCGGTGTGGACTTCGTATTGCAGGAGTTCTCCCACAGGTTCGTAGAATCAATGAAAAGTTTCAAGGAACTAAAGTCTGACTTTAGTTCCTTGTTGGATAAAAATGTTTCAAAAGTAGCTTTTGTTCCGTCTTTATCCGAAAGATTACGTAAAGTGTCTAAAACATTAGTCACTTTGCGGTATTTATACAATACGTCACATTGAGTCCCTCCGTGACTCGGGTCCTGGCAATGGTGCGAGGCCCCAAAACGCTCGGAGGCCCACTCCCCAGTTTACTGGGATAAAGGTCAAAGAAAACATGGCAAAGCAAGACGCAGCAGCCTTACGAGCAGCCCGACAGAAGCGAATCGCATCGCGGACAAAGGGCACACAGTCTAATCCCGCAACCAAGACCGCCGCACCCACCGAGAAAGCGCCTGCGACCGCTCCTTCGGTACTTACCGCAGCAGTTTTGGACCCTCAGTCCGTAACTAAGACTGCCGAAATCGATCTCATCGGTTACGGCCAGGCCCAGGATCCTTTCTGGGTTGTCCTAGCTAACGGTCGTCCTGTAGCTGAGATTCGTCTCAGCGATCAGGAAGATCCCTCTGGGATCGCCAAGCTCTTCGTGGGAGAGCAGTACGCCGCAGGCGTACGTGAAGCTGCTAAGCAGTTTCCATTCTCTGAGGTTCTAGAAGGTGTTCGCGCCCGTCCCTACCAGGCATCGGTTGCCACGGATGACGCGTACCGCACCATCGAAGCCAAGCTTACCGAGAAGCACGATGTTGCTCTTCGTGAGGCAAAGGCAAACGTCAGAGACGACATGTCCAACATGTTGAACCTCGTAGTTCTTGCACAAAACAAGAACTTCCTCCGCGAGAATCCTCTCAAGGACGAGCTTTTCCGTCGCATGGCGTCGGCAGGCATCGAGGACAGCAGGGCAATCGCCCTTATTGAAGGAGCCTTCCAGGCCCGAGCACCTGAGCACTTCGAAATCTGCTTCAAGCAGGCTATGAAGTGGATGGATCTTACTCCTCAGGCTCTCGGTGAACTTGAGGAGCAGATTAAGGATCTCGGATACCGTCAGCCTGTTGCTGCCGCTTCTGATGAGATTCGTGCAGCTTCTGCTGCTGCCCCCTCAGGCTCTCATAACGTCCCTCTCTACACCCGTACCGCAGGTAGCAATGCTGCTTCCAGCGAGAAGGAAGACATGAGGGCTGCTATGGGATTTGGTCGCCGCCAAAACTAATAACCCAAGTCTATTTTTAGGAGAGACAAACAATGGCATTCGATACAACCCGATCATATTTCAATGATCTTCGTGAACGTCCCGTAGCTGATGGTGCTTCCGTCAGCGAAGAGGGACAGGTTCTTGTGTACGTTACTTCGGGATCCGGCTCCCTTGCTGTTCAGCCTTCGGCTGGTGCAGCTAACGAGCGTGTCGCTGGTTTCGCTATCACAGACGCCCTTAAGCTTGTTACCAAGTCTGTAGTCGAGGAGCTTGTCGTTCCCACCGGTGGTGGTACCGTCGACCTTCGCAACCAGGCACTCGTAACGGGTTCCACCCGTGCTTACGATGTCACCGCCGCTGGCGCTCTTGCTCTTACCGGAGCAGCACCCGCAGCTGGTGAGTACCAGCCTAACCTTGCCCAGGGTACAGTAACGTTCAACGCTGCTGAAGCTGGTAACACCGTTCGCGTCTTCTATCGCTACAGCCCAACGCTTGAAGAGATTCTTGCTACGGACCACGAGCGTCCCATCAACAACCGTGCGCAGGACTTCTTCTCCTCGGTTTCCGTTGGCTGTCTAGACGGCGAAATCTTTACGACAATGTATGACACGAGTCAGACATACGCCGTAGGAGCTACCATTTACTCCGGCGCTGGTGGTCTATGCACCGCTGCCGCAGGCGGAACAGCTCTTGGCTTCGTATCCCAGGAGCCTTCCGTCGCTGACGGTCTTCTTGGTGTGAAGTACGCTAACCTTAGCTGATCTAGCGCCGCAATCGCGGCTTTTTGGGAATGGCCTCGCTTTATGCGGGGCTTTTCTCTTTTAAACCACACGTTCCCACCTGGCCTGACCACAGTCCCATATCTTAACCAGTCCCTCCTCATACCCAGATTCTTTAGGGTATCGCATACGATGAAATGTAGACCTCAAGTCTGTCCATGCAAAGGAAGTATTTTCACTGAGTCTTTTCCACCCTAGACTTTTAAGGTATTTTCCGTCTCCATACCTTCTATCTACGTAGGTTCGAATAGAGTTCGGAGACTCTTTATTGATCACATGTTTGATTAGCTTACTAAATCCGCCTACAACAGAGTATCCAGGTGCAGTACAGAATCTAGAGATGTCCATAAATTTTTTATTTCTTGTAATCCAACGAACTCTGATTCCTGCCACAACCTTTCCATTGTGATAAAGGCCGTATCTTCTACCCATACCCCTACCCATCAAGTGGTTGTTCTGGAAGAACTCTACGGGGGCCTCATCTACCGTTGTGTTCCTGGCGTATACTCTAATGGACTTCCCTAGTTTATTGTCTATAATTGATTTTACTACATGAGGAGAATTTCGTATCTCGTCACCTCTGAAGAATAGGCTATTCACTCCTACTTCATCGTACAATACCTTTTTATCTCTGTGATATTCTGATGAGCAATTTAGTTCACTATGCCAGTATAGTCCGTCGCACTCTACTACTAGGTTTCTTTCGGGTATGTAGAAGTCCGGCTTGAAAGATGTACCAGAGAGCTGCTTGTCTCTCACCACATTAAATCCTTTGAAGAAAGGAAGAACCATTTCTTCTAATGACGATCCTTTCTTTGGAGATGATACAATCGCATGGATTTGTTCTCTGGAGTAGTTTCTTTTAAGGAAATAAAGGTGACTCTTAGAGTACCCTGTACTTTCTGCTACGTCATCCACTTTTTTTCCCAATATACTTACAGGTTTACGAGGATTCCACGTCTCGTTTACGAGCATGCTTCTCAGCCTGTATGATTCTTCGGATACAGTTACATCCGACACATTATCAGTGACTGTAACATAGAACCTATTTTTGGATCTCCTAACGCTCTTTACTGAGACACGGTCCTTTGAAATTAGGTCATATTCCTTTTGCCATTTGTCCCTAAGACTATCTTCGTCAGGTATAAACCTGTGGCTTTTATTTTTGGAAGATTTTACGAAGCTCTTCCAATCGCATTCAAAGTAGTACTTGTGCAACGCGTCATAGAACCTGAACCGGGGGTTATCGCCTTCTTCTCCTAGGCTCTCTTTAATGGAATACCTCAAATGGTCCGTAGAACTTTCTTTAATGTAGGCATTGTGCCTAGCAATTATGTCTACTGCGTTCTTTGGCCAAGTTCTATCAGGATTAGACTTTAATGCCCTATAAAAAGAATCCCAGGCTACCTTTATTGTGTAGTCTTCGTACCTGTCTCTTATCGTAACCGTGTGTTTCGTCCGTATTCTTTGTCCCTCACGAACTTCTTCGCTGTCCACTTGTTTGATAACAAACCTTTGGCGAGACACAGCATCAACTTTTAGCTGTAGATCTTCTATTCTACCAGTCATGTCATTCTACTATAGCTAGGGTTTACTTGCTATCAAGCAATAACTCCATAAAACTTATACTTTCTTTGTTTATATCCTGGATGGAATAATCTATGACTGACACTCCAATAGTTGCCCCTCCTTCCCCTCAATATGTGCCTTCCGTAGACGGTATTAATCTCCCGTACTCGGGGCATGCAGCCAGGAGACGAGCTTCCGTAGTGAACGGATCGTCTGTCATCGACAACGAGCTTAACGTCACTGTCTCTTTAAATGTAGATTCTTCTGTAGGACCAAATCCAGAGACAGTCTACATCATAAGAAGGCTAAAGTACGGAAGCTTTGTTCCAAGTGCAGCTATGCATGTAGTCGGTCTTTCGTTCATTGAGAACTATTCTTTCGCCTTTAGCAGCGGAAAAAGGCCATATAGATTCTATTGATTATGTTTTGACCTATAATTTTATAAAATTATAGGTCAAAACCGTTAAAAGAACTTTTTCTTTTATCCTTATTCTATAAACGTTCCAAGTCTTATACCATTTCTGGTAACTTATCACCTCATGTGATCCAGAAGCTAGTCTTTAGGAGTGGCATCTCCTCCCAACAAAGGTCAAGTCTGATTTAGCGAAATAATTCGCACATAAAATCAAAACTTTTCTAATAAACGAGAGAAAATAAACAAATGTCAAGCCCATACGCTTCTGGTCCCGGTGTTAAAGTAATTCGAGGAACCGATATTCCTGCTACCTCGCAGGACGGTCTTCGCGGAGGAATCCGCACCGCTGGCCGCACCATGGTTTCTGATGGACCCGCTTTCGGATCTAACGGAGAAATCAACGCTTCTTCTAAGCGCGAACTCATGCAGTCGATTGGTCACGTTGTGCACCAGTCTCGTCAGAGTGTCATGACGCGCCAAGCTTCTGCTGAGGTTCAGCAGCAGCGCCTTGCAAGCCTTCGTGAGGCTTACGCCGACAAGAGCGGAACCAAGTTCCAGGTTCTTGGTGAGGTTATCTCCGAGGAAATCTGGGAGACCCTTGGTCGTGAAGGTTTTTCCCGTCGTCTCCTTTCCGTTATGCCCCTCGCTAAGGGACAGACCGGTCGAGTAAAGGTACGTCGTAAGGATGTTGTTGCTTATCAGGTCACCACTGACGTGAAGATCACCGAGCAGCGCATTCGTCAGCCCTACGTATATCCTCCCGAGTTCTACCTCGGTGCCCAGATCCTCATCGAGGACAAGGAAATCGAGCAGGCATCCACTGACCTCCTTGACGCTAAGTTCCAGGACGGTCTTGAGGCTATCCTTCGTCGTGAGGACCTTATCACCCGCGCTCTTATGACTCGTGCAGCAACGACGTTCAACGACCTCGTTCTCTTCACCACGTTCAACCCGAGCGTTCTTACAACCCTCCGTACCCAGGTCAACCGCTGGGGTACCCCGGCCGCTACCATGGTCATCGCTTTCGACATCTGGGATGACATCATCGCAGACGCCGACTTCGTTGCATGGTGGGACCAGGTCCACAAGCATGAGTTGATCCTTGAGGGTCGTCTTGGTAGCATGCTCGGAATGGAAATCATCACGGATGGTTACCGCTACGACACCCTCCAGGTTCTTGAGCCTGGTGAGGTCTTCGTTACCGCTTCTCCTGTTACCGTTGGTTCCATCGTTCAGCGTAAGGAACTCGACAGCCGCGCAATCGACCAGTACAACCTTGGTCGTCCTGCTCGTGGTTGGTTCATGGAGCAGATCCAGGGACAGGTGATCGTCAACGGCCGCGCCGTCGACCGTGGTATCCGTGTCTGATAAGTAGACGCTCTTTTGAGTTGAAAAGGCCCAGGTCTCTTGACTTGGGCCTTTTTCAATTGTATAGTGACCTGTCGATGACCAAGGTGTCTCAGGAGTATGTTCTTCGTAGACTCTCGGAAGGAGCATCGTTAACCCTCATTGCTCGTGAACTCAAAGTCAGCCCTTCTACCCTAAAAAGGAAGGTAGACTTACCCAAGCAGGGTACCTTAGAATGGTATCGTATCAAGTTTCCGGACGCTGGGGTCGAGTCAGTGGAAGAAGGGAAGCTGATCCTTTCTGAAGGACGGAGAGTGTCACCGGGTGAGCTACGTCAGGAGAGTTCTTTCATATCTAATAAGGACCGTCTACTTCAGCGGTGGGCCCGTGGGGACAGTATTAGTACCATCGCTAAAGAGCTAAAGACTTCAAGGACTAGACTAGCGCCCCGTCTAGGAATACCTCCTATAGGTACAGTCGACTATTACTCTTTTCTGCTTTCACTTCTTACTTCCTCAATTAAGGTGAAGGAACTGATCCCTGGAGATGTGGTTCAACTCGAATGCAGGGACGTGAAGAGGGGTGTACAATTCACAGCGCCTGCCTGGTGGGTTGTTTCTAGGTTACGTAAAGATCCTGACTACACTTTCTTTCCAAGCCAAGACGAAAGAAAGAGCAAGATGATTGCAAACGGTACGATTTCTACGATCAGCGGGATGACACTGCCTGCCTACGCTGAACAGGTCGGGGCCTCCTACGCTACTGTACACAAGAGGCTGTCTTTAGTAGGGGAAGAGAACGCTATTCGTTCTTTTGACGGGTACTCCACCAGGGAAAGCACCCTAGAGTCTATGGTGTCCTCTTGGGTGGAGGACGTAGGCTGTTCTTTCGTGCGTAATAACAAGCTAGAGGGAACATCGTACCTCCCTGACCTCGTTGTGCATTCTAGGCGGCTGGTTATTGAATGTGATGGTCTCTACTGGCACTCAGAAGCTCAAAAGGAAAAGAACTATCATCGAGACAAGAAGCTAACATACCAGAACCTTGGGTATAAATCAATCTTTCTTAGGGAAGATGAATTGCTCAAGTCGCCTGACATATGTCGAAGTATTATACTTAATCACCTAGGGTCTAACAGAAGGGTGTACGCTAGAAAGACCACTGTCTCCTCAGGGGGAAGAGATTTTATCTCGCAAAATCACTTGATGGGAAAGGGGAAGGGTACAACATGGTCCCTCATTTCAGGAGATGACATCGTTGCTGCTATGCAAGTTCGGTGGGTATCCAGAGATAAAGGTATACTTGACATCTCTAGGTTCTGTTCTTCTCCTGGTGTTACTGTGGTAGGGGGATTTTCTAAGCTGATAAAGCATGTCACAGAAGAAATGAAGCCTAATTCTATACAGAATTTCATAGACCTGCGCTACGGGTCGGGCAGCTACCTGCGTGGGATGGGGTGGAAGTCTCACAGAACTTACCTATCATTCAGGTGGACAGACTGTAGAGGTAACACGTTCCATAGAATGAGGTACCCAGGTAAAACTGGATATGAACATGGTCTTTTGAAAATATGGGACTGTGGACAAGCCAAGTGGACTTTAGACCTGTCCTAGACTTATATCCATGTAAACGTACTATACACCATAATATTACCTTATAGGAGGTGCCCACTTTTGGGGGCGCCTATTTCTTTGCCTATAATAGGACACTATACACGCATAGGTAACTACCTAATAACAGGTTATATTTTTGTGCCTTCTTATCTAAGTATACTATGAGAGATATCAAAGAAAGACTTCTACGCATAGGTCTTGAGATCAGGTCCTCCTTGGATGCCCGGTCTGTAGCGGAGGAACTATTTTCCGCTCATGCACTAATGCAAGAATCTCTCGATAAGAGAGACCCTACTTCCTTTGCCTCTGCATTTAGAGACGCAAAGAAGTCACTTTCTAGGTTAAGAAGAGTCCTTAGGCTGAACAGCAGACCCTGATCCTCTAGGCTGTCTATTATCTCGTTACGGATTAAAAATTTAAATGGAAAAAAGTATTGCAGAAAGACTGCGCCAGGTGTCCAAAAACATCGACAAACTGGCCCAAGTAAAAGAGATAGTGGAATCCAGCATAGGTCTTAGCCCCCAGGAGCAGATATGTGCCGCAGCATCTATTGGCGCAGAGTATATTGCTGCTATGACAGGAAACCAGGATGAATCTGGGCTGATATATCGTGCTTACGAAGAAATACTCGCGTCACTATCACAGTCCCCCGCTATAGAAGAGATGCTACAGTGGAGCCGTGTTCCCCTTACTAAAGAAGCTTCATACAAAGAAGACCTTGATGATGCCTGGGTAGGGTTTAGGCTGGCTCTCCTTTCTGCTGGGAGGTCAAAATGAGTTTTTATAGCAGGATACTGGCTGTAGCAGGAATTAAATCAGCTGCTGCTAAGAAAAAGAAGACTACCAAGAAGTCGCCTAAGAAGACGCCTAAGAAGTCGCCTAAGAAGACTACCAAGAAAACAACTCCTTCTGTGGAGGATGCGTTTTACGCTCTACGCACCTGCTTGCACAGTGACCTTGGAAAAGGGACTGGATCGAGAGAGATGCGCCTCCTAGATCGTATAAAGTACGCTTTAGAGGTAGAGGGGTATAAGCTAACCACCTCTACTAATGAACCAGGGTCAATGCCCAAGACACCTAGTAGACTAAGTTCTTCCACTCACTTTGTAGCTAGCGGTGGTATGTGTACTCTTATAAGAGGATCTGCTCCTGAGGGATTAGACATCAATGCTGTAGTATCTCTTTCCGACTTGTTTCGTAGTAAGCAGTGCTACAAGTGCACCATAGACCCATCTGATAACACTAACTCCAGGTCTCGTGGTGCAAACATGGCGCTTCCTAAGCCAGTTACCTGGCATAAGCTGCAAAAGTATGGGCTCTCTGTTGAGAATGTACTTGATGATGAGGGTAAAGTGCTACTAAAGAAGTACACTATCGAAGGAGTGAGTAGTTACACTGTAGATAGTCATACATTTTTTATGTCAAATAAAGAAAAGTTCCGCCGATGGATGGACGGACTTGATAGGTCAATCTCTAACTACCTAGAAAAGTAATGCTATCCTTCGTCAAAAAAGCAACTGTGCAGGATGCAGAGTCCGCAGCAAGGATTTATTCCCAGTACCTTAATAGGGACGTAGACCTAAGCGTAGACTTTAATTCGATTCCTGTTAGTCTTTTGGATGCGCAGGCTGACGACGGAGTTTTGTACCTTAAGTTTTCTTGGCAAGCGGAAGATATAGGTAATGATTATAGAATTATTAGGAGTAAACTGGGTAAGGAAGTACGAGTACGCATAAACTCTGAAGAAATGGTAGGAGTCTTAGGTACAACAACGGAGATTCCTCCAGGTGCTGACATGGACACCTATAAAAATTCTCCATTTGTTCTGGCTATGACTTTTCCTTCTTCTAAGTTTGCTTCTTTTAAGGGCTCCATCATAGGAATCGACGTTCCCTCTAACATCCGGGACCTTCTTCCCATAGCAGATGACTTAGAGTACGATCCTCACATTACAGTTGCCTTCTTCCCTAACCTAAGTACAGAAGATATACCTCTGGTACTCAGGGCAGCTAAAGAAGCCGCTAAGAAAGTTGGGTCCTTTTCTGTACGTGTTACCCAAAGCAAGACGTTTCCTACTCCTGACGAAGAAGGTAACTATCCTCATGTAGCTCTTATCGAAAGTGATGAGCTTAGATTTATGCATGAGGAGATAGTACGCGTGCTAGAGCACTATTCTCCAGGATTAGTAAGTACTGATTTTGTTGGTAAGAACTACAATCCTCACATTACTCTTAAGTATTCTAAGAATCCATCGTCTTACTCTCCCATTAAAGAGCTGAAGTGGAGCGTAGACTCTATGTTCCTGTCTTACAGAGGAGGGGACGAGTTTTTCCCTATACCCCTTAGTGGTGAAAAGTGTGCCTCAGGTGGGGGATCCATACAAGTAGGTGATGTGACGATTCCTGTCATGTCAGTAAATGACAACGACAACATAATATCTATAAATTTAGAGAGAGGCAAACACTCTGACTTAGTATCTACATGTGAGGGGCAACAAGTTACGTTGTCTACCCCCTCTTACAATAAAAAGATACAGATTTTAGAGGTTTCCGAAGAAGGTCCCGATCGCTTCTCTTTATCTTATCGTCCCTTAGTTACTTATATGTCAAAAAAGTCACGGTACCTACTCATAAAGGTGTCTAACCTCCTTGAGTTGAGAGGGTTTACCGCTTTATCTAAGCGTGTGGCTTCACTTTTAGACTTTTCTCCTGAGGAATCTGAATCAGAGGGGACTGAAGAGGAAGAACCAGAAGACGTAGACGCCCTAGGACCGGGCTTTCCCGGAACTGACCCCCGCATCGTAACTTATGTTAAGGCTCCACAGACTACTCAAACTATTGACGAGCCAAAGTTCCCTATGACCTTACCCCTGCACGAGAGAATTTAGCAAATGGATAAAGAAATCAAGAAGATGTACACGGCATCCGCCCGTCTACAGCGTGTCGTGTACAACGACTTTATGGAAAAGACAGCGAATCCCGCAATTATGGGTATAGCACGTGCTTTGCTTCCAGCACTCAAGTCACTTGGTCCTCAGGTCCTGAAGCTTGTTGCTAAAGTACCTCCTGCTGCGTGGGCTAACATCATTCCTACTATAGTACGTGGCATAGCTCCTAAGGAAAACCCTGCTGGGGTAACCGCTTCTTCGTCCAGCAAGGAGGCATTTGGTCCTGCCGCTGGTCTTGCCATGCGTATGCTTGCACCTGCTGCACTGGACATGGTTATGGGTGACGATGACGAGCCAGAGGATATGGATGCATCTTCTGAAAATGAAGAGGACATGGACGAGGATAAAGAAGGTATTGCTCCTCTTGCTGGTCTAGCCCTCAGTACGCTCGCTCCCATGGCTCTAGACTCTCTTATGGGAGACGATGACGAAGCCACTACAGCTTCTAAGAACGATGAAAACGACGAAGATGAGGATGAGGACAAGGAGGGCTTAGGGCCCTTGGCTGGACTGGCACTCAGTACTCTTGCTCCTATGGCTATTGACTCCATCATGGGAGACGACGATGAGGCTACAACAGCTTCCGCACACTGTGAGGTAATCGAAACTGTCCTCAAGAAGCACAAGGTTGCTCATGCAGAAATTGTGGCCAAGTCTCTTTACCTTGCGGCCCTTGAGACCAGAAATTCCCATAAAAAGAAGCCACGTAAGGCTGTAGCAGAGGCAGTCAAGCTCGTGCAACGGATGCAGGACGAGCTTGAGGCACTCAGGGCTTACCTATAATGGATCCGCTTTCTCTAGAACAGCAGAAACAGGCAATTTCGTCTGCTTCTAAGACTCTTTTATGGGAAATTCTAGAGGAAGAAGGCGCTTGGCTTAAGGTTCTGGGGGTTCTTCCTAGGGAATACTTCGACTCTTTTCTCTCTGCTCTTAGGAGAGCAGGAGTTACAGGAGAGAATACGAACAAAGTTCGAGCACATGCATCTATGTTCGTAAAGAACAAGGTAAGCCTTCCTCACTTGCAGGCTGCCCTTGTGCAGGCATGGAATCCTTCCGACCTTAAAGACTCTGCTTCTTGGTTGAAAGAGAAGGGATTTTTGTCTACTCCTCTGTCTCCTCTTACTGTAGATGACAAAAAGGAGATAGTAAAGTCCGCAAGTTCTGTTCCCTCTGCTACAAAAGAGAGAATGCTCCGTCAGGCAGGAGGTAAAAAACCAAGATCAAACCACCCTCCTGACGGTGCTTCTTTAGAGGGCCGTAAACTGTGGAACAGAGTCCTGAGGAATCCTGGTAGAAGAAAAATCATTTTTGGCCCCAAGTCTCTGAGTGACCAGTGGTCTCTCGCTACTAAGTTTTGGCTAAAAGAATGTGCAGATCAGGGTGTTGCCCCCTATAAATCGGACGCGGAATCTAGCTCTAAGTCCATGCACGCTCAGAATGTCATAAGTAGAGCTATGCAAGAGCTACATGGGGGTCTATGTTACGATGGGTACTCTATGAGCCGTCCTGCGGCTCGCGCCTATAAGAAGCTATGGCGCCAGCTAGAACGAGATGGTGTTTCGTTAGGAAGTTGGACCTCTATAAAGCCTAAGAGAAAAATCTAATGAGTATTTACGACGAGACAGAAAGTTACTCTATACACCTACAGAAGGTGGCGCACATGGTATTGTCGTCACCTGACATTAAGGTTGCTACACTTTCCAAGTTAGTGGGTGAAGCAGGTCTATTTGATAGGGAGCTAGCTTCCATACTTACGGTCCTTTACTCTCACAATAACTTAAGTGGAAGAGGCATGCCTGAGGCTAGCAAGCCCATTGTCCTTTTAAAGAGGATTGCAGAAGACCTACAGGACCGTGGATTCTATTTTCCATCGTTTTCTCGTAGGCTCAAGCACATCGAATCCGCTACAAATGGGTCTTTCGAGAGAAAAGAAGGGTCCCAGTACGGAGGCGGTGAGTCTCAAGCGCTAGACAGGCCCCTACGGTCTCTTAGAGAAAAGCTCTACGAGGTTAGGCTCCATGATGCTGGGCACGCCAAAGATGAGGGTGGTAAGGACATAACAAAACGTACCGGAGAAGAGACTCTATCCATGGTGGAGAAGCTCATAGGGGCTATTAAGACCTTAGAGACAGAGGGGTCTCCTTATGGAGTGAGTGATAGTTCGGACAGAGCTAACTCCCGTCGAAATGAATTCTTGGACAAGAGGTTCGATGAGTTCGGACAGAAGCTGAACTTCTCGGTAGGGTCTACCGCAGAGGGACAGAAGATAGAAATGTATCACCTGCACCCTGTCCACACCGAAGATTTTGGAGAACGTACCTACGCAATATCCGAAGACAACTATGCCCTACTTGTTTCGGTTATGAGGAAAGCAGTTCCTGACTGGTCACCTTCCGAATCCTACGCGTATGTGGACAATATTATTCCTCCTATCTATCCCTCTAAAGATAGGGGCAGATCTATCGAGTCACCCGACAGATCTACACAGAAGCAAAGAGAGCAAGAAGCGCAAAAAGAGAGGGACTTACTAACGTCTATCTCTCAGAAGGGTGAATACGATCAGTCTGTAGTCCGTACTATAAGGCTTCCCTTCGCTCCTGACCAGATAGACGACAACTTCCCCAGCCTGGAGCTTGACTCCGACACTTATATCGGACAAAACGTATCTAAGGTTGTTGTCGAAAGTATAAACCGGATGAGATTTTCGGGGTTCGTAGACTTTGATCAAGACTATCGAATGATGATAATGTGGGCGAACGCACCAAGTGACGATCACAAAGACGTCATGGGAAAAACATATAGAGATTTACTAGAAAAAGTATTGAAGGCGTACTCTTCTAAGTTTGGTGACCTACTCAAGGTAAAGCCCGAGGTTAGGAAGATAAAAAGGGGTGCAGCCCTTTACTTCCCCAAGCCCATAAGCCTACATGTTTTGGTAAAATCGTTCACTCCACTTCAAAACCTCCTAAACCAGACGAACGCAAGTATTGAGAACGCGGAAATAGCTCGTGGCCTTGAGAGGTCTTTCAACAGGGAGATCAACGATGATGAGCTTCCTGGACACATGGAGAATTCCTGATGAGTCAAGGTTACATACAATGTTACAGACAGCAGGGGTTCATCTCTATAAGTGTAGTTGCTCTAGATAATGACGGTGTTCCTGTAGTTCCTGACTCTGACCCGTTAGCAGAGCTTTTCCGAATTGACCCAAACACTGGTACAGCTGCAAAGGACCTGAACATAAACGGACTGACGGGAGAAATAAGCCTGCCACTAGTTGCTGGCTCTTCTTTTCTCTATAGTGGGGCTCTAGATTTATCAGAGGCTCTATTCGAGCACTATGAAATAACAGTAACCTATTCCTATAATTCTGGAGCAGACACGGCAGTCCATCATATTAGGTTGTTTATATCAAACATAGACCAGATTCTTTACGAGAGTAGAAACGTAACTGTTGCATCCGTAGGAACTACCTTTAAAGCACCAACACCTGACATTCCATAA